GTCGTCCTAAAAGCAATTTCCAGAATGCTCTGGACCCTTGCGGGCCACGGAACACTTTTAACGAGGTGTTGACTCGACGTCAAGAATTATTGACTCGATTCCTTCTTTGGGAATTACTGCTTTAACATCAGCAGTCTCGTCTAAGAAGGGTTTTTCGATTAGATCTACGGAAGCGTAATGAGAGGTTAAAGTCTCACCGTCCCCTAGATAAGAGTCAAACATACCTATACAATATAGGTAGTCTGGCTGTGCCATATACATATTCCAAGGATTAAACTTTGGAATTGTAGGTGGCTCTTCGAACATTGCGGCAGCGTACCGTCCCCATTTTGGGAGATGTTTGGAAACAAACTCTTGCCCATGAGAATTTACGTACGATGTTATTCCAGCCAATGATGGAGCCCCCGCATGGGGTCTCAAATCAGGGTAATCCGGACTTGCGTCCGGATCAAATATGGAATAAAATGACGTATCTTTCCCGGTGAAAATCCGGGTAAGGACTTCGGTACCAGTAGTCAATACGACACTACGCATGTAATCTAACCTACTCTCAGATTTCAAGACTTGAATGAGAATCTTCAGAGGAGAATCGATTAAATTCCTTTTATCAGGGAGTTTATTCGCTTCTTTCTCCGATTTTCTTTGAAGCAGTTTTAGTACCTCTTGATAACGATCGATAATATCAATTAAGTCCATAAGGGCCTCTAACTCGAGGCCTTTAAGGTTAATAGTTTTAACTTTCGTTAAAGCATCCCATTTATTTACTAAAATAGTATATATTTGGAAAAAAAGGTGACAGTATAGGGGGTGGATGAGCGCCCCCAACGGTGAAAGACTCTGGAAAACCAGAGGTTTCAGCGTAAAAGCTCCTTCCGCTTGTAAAGCGGCCTCAAAATCTTGGCGTGATTGAGTTGGAAATGAGATTATTTCCATAATCATTCCCTGAGCAAGTTTAGCTGCATCGACAGATGGTTGTAGGAAATTAACCCTATAACCCGGTTTATCTGTGGCTTTTGAGCCATGGACAAAGTGTACAATAGTTTTAATTAAAGCTTTTTTAAGAGCTAAATTAGAAGTACTGTAATCAAGAAATGCAACTTTTCTATGAGGAATAGAAATTACTTCCACAGGAAGTTGACTATGTGCAACCGCAGAAACAAAGGCCCTAACTATGGAACCATAACTGTTCTCAAACAGTGCCGGTACCAAGGTTAGCTTTCCATCGCGATAAGTAATTACTTTGTGAACGATATCCGCAACTCGTAATACCCCAGAGTTAGCATAAACAGATGCTAAACCAAGGTAGAACAAGTTGGGTATCCCCACAACGAACTTACTCTCACGAGAGAATCGAGTGATATATCGGATAATGTGTTTTTTCACAATACCCTTTCTCAATAATGAGAAGCATATACCTACTCGGCCCATCACGGTTGGTTGGGACATAAACATGGCCCAGCTAATCGCCGCAACGTGGTTGTTATAGTGACCAGTAACTTTTGCGAACTCAAAAGTAGGATTCGTAGCAACAACGCTTTTCGCGAGATTGATAGGAACTCCTAACTCTGACATTATCAAGAGATACTGGGAGGCTACTAGGTCATCGAAGATAACAATATCATCTCCGAGAACCTCATAACCCTCATACCACTCATGGTTCCAGAATCCGCAAGGATCTTGGCTTCCATGGAGTCGAGCACGATGTGCAGCAAGTTGGGCGATGAGGTGGTGAGTAACCGCCAACATCCCCCAAGAGCTTAAAGCTCCCATTGGTTGTCCAACAGCGTATCGGTATGGGCCTTCAAAGGCTTTATAAGCCTTTTTATTGCTCAATAGGAAGTAATTCCTATCCGTGAGGAGTTTCCCCCACACGATACCAACACCTGGAAGGATTTGATCTAGGATCTGAATCTGTAACGATAAAGGGAGTCTATCAGTTGCGGCCGAGAGGTCGTAACCGAAAGATTTCCCCGCCCTACTAGCTTTCTCCATACATCTTAAAACTGATGCATGTTGATCGAAAGTAGCGTCGTTATTGATCCGTTTCAAAAAGGCAAATAGCATATTATGCAAAGGCCTTAATGCAACTTGATCCCAGAACGTAACCATGGCAAAAACCCTCACTTTCCCAGCTGCCTCCTCCTTAAGAGCGAGGCGCCCTACATTGGTATGATAACCTACACAACTTAGTTTTTCTAAGATTGGTAAGTTAGCATCAAGCAGATTACTCATATGCGAAAGCAATTTGAGATAATGTGTTTGTCCAGTAAGGGCAAGGAACTTGAGAAGAGTATTAAGATTTCCAGTGAACCTTAATGCTTGTACATCATGTACCATCCCCAACCATGAAGTTTTCATGGTCGCGGATGCGGACTCAAAAAATGGGAGGACTGGTAAACCAGTTCTATCCACTTTATAGGGGGTCTCGGTCAGTGCAAAGGCCGATTTATCGAAACTAGCTACAGGAACTAACCATGTTACTTCCTTAGCTACCCGATCGATCGATCCTTGCAATACAGTTAACCCATCAGTAATTGTACTCAGCTTTAATTTACCAGGTATAAGAATAACCCTATACACGGCAAACAAAGTTAAGTACCATCTGATGATACTGGGACTGTGATTGATTAACATCAACCGCCGATCCCGGAGGGGGATCCATTTTGGAATCCCTCCAGTCACTGTACGACCACAGCGCATGTCAGGCTCCAATTCGAATAAACTTCGAACAGGAGTACCTGCTATGGATTTCTGTAATGCGAGTTGCGAAACTTTCAAATATTTCACAACCCAAACAGCGCCCTTATTCCGTCGATTATTATCGATGTGAACAAGAAAACTGTAAAGTTGTCTAATCCTTGAGAGGTATTTCCCTTTATCGACAAACACGGCATTGAACATTCGATAGCCGATATTGTTAAAAAGGTCAGACAGAGTAGGTTTGGGATTTTTCCCTTTCCCCTTTGTCAGAGATACTAAAGCACCTCGTTTTGTGATAACTTTGAAAAAGTTACCAAGTTTCCCTGATACAGAAATCTTCAAAGCTCTAAGAGTTTTTGATAATTTCGATACCGGGGGCTTATTGTCTTGTTTTACAAGGCGCATAGGGCGCTGACTAGAAGTTCTAGCGGTAGCAGATGTCGAATAACTTCGACGCCCGTTTCCGTTCGATGGTACGGATCCTGAAGGACCAGCACCGTTCTGGTTACCAGCATCTATCCAACGATAGAATCTTCGCATAAGCGCTCTGATGACCCAAACTTTTCTATATATGAAAAGGAGGATTCTGAATACTATGATTAGTATAAAAATCAGTCTCCAATAAAAGTTATCTAATTCGATTCCTCTTATTAGGATCCAACCGAGATTATATTCTTTAATCACGGCAAAGAACCCTACAAAGATAAGTAGAATTAATGTTGCCATGGCTTCAATAGGTAGAGAGGGTGCGTAGATAGAAGTATATCCATATGTATCTTCAAGGATTTCATTCCCGCCGCATCTAAAGCGGGAGTACTTTCTCTGATACACTTAGGTATATGTTTCTGACTCCATATTAGGACTGTTTGTTCCCCTTTTGGGGGCAATCCGTTCCGGTATAACTGCCAGAGACTTCTCATACGCAGGCTGTCGAGGACCGAATGAAGTTTTTCATTCACCTTTTGCAGCTTACTAGTGTCCCATCGTCAAAGCGGATAATTGTTAGGTTTAGGGAGTTGAACCCCACCTAATAAGAATACCTTACGGTATGTTATCCAATTACCGGCGATGAGTCAAGTTCCTAGAGTCACTTACATCAATTGTAAATTACTCAAGATCGATACTCTCTTCCAGCCGCCTTTCGGCAGTAAACAAAAGATAAGACTTGGTTTGACCGAGTTATTATTTAAAATATATTAAGAGCTATCACTGATTCCTTTTGGGAACTGCGTGGACGGAAGGTTTCACCTTCCCTACACCGGTCAACCCCGGGTCCAGTGGCCAGCAATTGTCTCTCACGAGACATTAAACTTAATATATAATATTTAACGACAAGATCGTCACAACACCAGTTTTACTGGGAAATCCAGACCCTCATGCGCATGAGACCCAAAACCTTATTCGCGACTTCATATTGTTCAGACCAGAATTGAAGGATCATTCCGATCTAGAGGTTCTTAGTCTCCAATATGGGGCGAGAACTCGGAGAAGGTACGCAAGAGGACTATCATTCTTGATAGACTTCTTGTTGTGGCTTTTCTGAGCTTCACGAGCGATGTATTTTTCCCTTCACCCACTGACTTTTCAGAAAGTGGGGGGTAAGTACAATGCCCTCAAGCATCCGGGTTAGGTTGTTCATTTCAAACAGCCTAGCTACCCGTAGATCCTTGATCTTGCATATATCGCTAGCGATAATAGGAAATATTAACCCCTAGACTAGGAGTACGTCGCAAGACGCCCTAGCAGGCTATTTCCAAGACCTTAGTTTCGACTAACGTCTTACCCTCGAACGAGGGAAAAAACGGTTGTCGTCGGCTTCATCAGCCGGCGGTGTTTTCCGTATCAAGAGAAGTCAGTGAAATGCTGACCTCT